AAATGTCTCCAGATATTCTTATCCCTGCTGTATTAACACATACTGCTACTAAGGCACTACAGTCAGTCTCACAAGGTGTTTTTACATCTTCTATCTTCCAGCCGTTTGCTTTGCAAAGGCTATATAAAGTTGTTCTTTGTGACTGATCATATCCTATAAAATCATTCTTACAAGCCTTCTCCATAGCTACAGCTATCTTTTCAGCCTTGCCTGCATCTTTACATCTTAAAACCTTATTCCAAGGACGGTTATACCAATCTCTAATTGCAACCTCTTTACCATCCTGATCGCCTGCTACACCTCCACTATATCGCATTCTTTCGTCTCTACTTGCTTGTCCTATTTTAATCATTTGACTCCCCCTCTTTTCTATATTTCTGTAGCTCCTGCAGCTATGCAGCTAACTGCAGATGCTCTGAACGGCACTTGTCACAGCTTGCTTCGCTTGCGACCCCAAGTGCATGTTTTATAGTTTCTTCCAGTGACATACTTTTCCTTTCTCAACTCTTCTGCGTTCTACTCAACGCAACAAAAAAGAGAGCCGAAGCCCTCTTTCTACTCTTTATCTTCAATCTCTATAAATTCACCTGTATTCTTCTTTAGAAAGCCCTTTACTGTAATCCATATTCTGCGGACCGGTAATCCTGATAAGGTCATATTTTTAAGTACCGACAGTACTTCATATACTATATATAGTAATGCAAAAAACTCCATCACTGTAATATCTTGTAAGTGGATGTAACTCCTAATAGTTTCCGGTATAAAGCCAATTAAATTTACCGGACATAAGATATCTACAAATACTAAGCATACAAGGGATAGCAACATGCCTACTTTTCTGATACCGCCATCAATCCCTACCGAACTGTTAAACGCTCTATCCTTAGCGGCTCTTAGACTACCAAAAATCACATCCATAACGATCATAATTATCACAAGCTGAAATAATGCATTGCCCCTCATTATTTCAAAAACAGGTTTAAAAATATCAAAATACATACTATTTATCCTCCTTCTTTTTCGCATCACTATCAGTTGCCAAATCTTCTCTGCCTTTTTCCTTTAACTTTTTTGCAACACCTGCCTTGAATTTTGCTAATACCTGCTTAAAAGTATATAAGCCATCAATTATTAAATTTGCTATTACCTCAAAAAGATGATCCATAAATACTCCTTTCTTAAGACATTAGATTTGTACTTAGCTCTACTAGAGCCAAGTCGGTTGTAATTTGTTTGTTTTCAAGTTTTTCTTGATTACTCTCAAGTACTTTTATTTTTTCCTCAAATTCTTTTTTAAGTTCCTCTTCTGGTGTTAAAGGTCTATCAATATAGATTGGCTCAATTTTATCTCCATCTACATCAAACCTTACTAAAGTTTTCCCGATAGGCACATCTATCTTTGCAAACCTCAATGCTCCGCTTGGATCAGGTGCAACATCCATCATCTGATAGTAGATGTTACCCTTCTCATCAAATATTACTTTCATACATCTCCTTTTTGTATTTTTGAATTAAAAAAGCACTCCGTTTGAAGTGCTTAATTGATAAATTCTATATGGTTTATTATCATTTCAGCTGTGGCAGAATAATAGCCTGCTGAAGCTTTTGCATATGCCAGCATAAAACAATGTTCATTTACATCAGATACATCAATCTCAGCCCAAAGCTGCTGTCCTGTAAAACGACCATGCTCAACATTATCAATACCTTCTGCACCATCTATAAATGATATATGCCTGCCCTTATACATACTATTTAATGTTGTTTTGTATTGATATCTTGCTGCATTTATAAGTGTCAGGTTCTTTATATTGATAAACACAATACCGACTTGAGCAACTGAGCGATCGTTCTGTACACTGTATTTTCTATATGAAGCACTTAAAAACCTAACCCCAACTCTCACTCTTCTAAAAGGTGTCAGATTAATACTTTTATTAAAGAATACCGCTATGGCTGGTTTAGATGCGCCTTGATTGTTTATATCTGTTACCGAAAAACGCAAGCCCCCATCTCGTATGCCTAAATATTTAAATCTGTCATTCGATTTATTGCTTAGTTCTTTAGCATTTGAATATGTGATATTTCCGATAGCTTCTACACCACTCACATATATTTCTTTTCCTTTTTCCGCCACTCCCGATATGAG